ACTAATCCATTCATTGAGGAGAAAATACCAATGTCTAGTAGGTCCTCAATGATTGCTCTACGGTCTGCCGGAGATAGTTGCATAAATGGAACAAATGATGCTGAACCTAAAATAACAACTTGAGTAAATGACTTATAATTTAATTTGAGAATAAACTTCTCTAAGAACTCTTGATAATCTTTTGCTTTGGCATCTTGGTCAAGTAACTTATCTCCAAGATAAACTTCAAATGTGTTTGGTTTAATACCACGAATTACTTTATATTCTTTTTTACCAATTGCAAATTCAATCTCCACAACAGCGGCCTGTTGATTGATGGAGTTAAGTAATTGTGGTTTGTTAATCTTACGAAATGGTTTACCAAAAAGACCAAAACACAAGGCATCCAATATTGTGGATTTACCTGCACCATTATGTCCAATGATGAGTGTGTTTGGTGACCTTTGAAAATCAATTTCTGTAAATGCGTTCCCGGTTGAAAGAAAATTCTTCCAACGAACCTTTTGGAATATAATCATGCCTGTTCTAGGTTAAGTGCCTCAACATACAGTTCTTTTAATACTGTTTTGAGTTTATCATTATCAATATGTTCTTCTTGAATACCATCCACAAATTTATTAATAATCGTGATAGTATCTTCAGCTTCATTAATCATATCATTTTCTACACCTTCTGTCAAGTCCACCATATCTTCGGCAATGGTAATATCGATTGGATTAACTTCATATAAATGGTTCATGAACTTATCAAACAGATAAGGATTAGTTTTGTTGACTACCACAACCTTAACATAGGTATTGGTATACTTGCTTAAATCTTTATTATTAATTTCTGTAATAGATTCTTCACGGTCATCATAGATAACTCTGTGGAACATTACATTAGGATTAGGATTGAACTCATTATCATAAGTGTCAAGGTCAAAAATATGAAAGCCCCTTGGATCATTATAATCTTGCCAGGTGAGTTCGTAAGGATTTCCAAGGTATGTGATGTTATCAGAGCTAGAACGATGATGGTAATGACCGCTGAAAACACGGTCAAAGCGTCTAAAGATATCACGATTTAATCCTTCAAGTGATGGCATACCACGATGCATGGCAAATCCGGCAATTTCAAAATGACCCATACAAAGGTCAGCGTTTGTATCTTCCATCTCTTTTAAACAATCGCCATAATTCTCTGGACAAATCCATGGAATCATACAGATTGGAATATTATCTAAATTGATTGTTGTGGGTTTATCGATGACATTAATGTTATCATATTCACGGAGCAATAGGTCTACCGAATTAACATCATTGGTATTTTTGAAATAAGTATCATGATTACCTGCCAACATATGTACTTTAATACCACGTTTGGCCAACTCATCAAAAAACATTTCCTTGGTTCGTTTCAAGGAATAAAAGTTTACATATTTTCTACGGTCGAAAGTATCACCGAGAATAAGCACAGTAGTAATATTGTGGCTATCAATAGTTGGAAAGAATGTATCTTTGTAGAACTTTTCATAATAATCTAAGAAATGAATTGAATCATTCCTCGCCCCAAAATGTTGGTCTGTAATTATCGCTATTTTCATAATGTTGTATTTCCGATACTGATTCTTTTGGTAACTTATTAACAAATTGCCACACACCATCAAGAGATTCTAAATCTTTTTCTCTTAGTTCTCCTGATGTATTATAATAGTGCACTCGATACATTTTATTCAGATTCTAATTTCTTAAATGTAATCTTTCCTTCACAGTCAAACATACCAACATCGGCTCTGCTGGCTGAAGGGGTTAAAAATGTACAGTTATATTTTTTAGCCATAATTTCATATAGTTGTGAATCAAGCCTATAATTTACATACTGATTCACATCCTTAATCACAATAAAACATATAGCTAAAAACAATAATACTTTAAATGCTTCTCTCATTATATCATTCTCCTAAGAACTTTTCAATACCTTTGGGTTTCTTTACCACTTTTTTGGCTGCTTTAGCTTCTTCATAATTCTCAATAAATTCACCAATGTTATCATAGAGTTCAAACTGTTTGGTGGTACCATCTTCAAATTCAAGCATTTCAAACTCATCAAGAATACCAATCATCTCTGTGGCTTTGTACTTAACATAAGTCTGTTTCTTTTCCTTTTGTATTCTTCGTAAAAAGGCATAGTAAATGATTTGAGTAAAGTAAGCAAATGGGTTTTTAGACTTCTCTGGATTAAAGTTATTGAAATACATTATACAGTTTTCAATACCATCCGATATCATTTCGTCACGATAGGTATAGTTAATGAAGTTAGGTTTGTGTGATAAACCTTCTGCTATCTTCATAAAACACTCACCAATGTAATTAGGAATAGGAGGAGGTTCTACTTTGTTCTTCTTATTCTCTTTACACTTTTCTTTGTAGTCAATCAAGGCAGCAAGAAAGTCACCATTATTAACATACTGTTTAGGTTTCTTAGGAGGTTTAGGAGTAGGTGTTATCATATTTACCATAATTAGTTGTTGACATATGCTTGACAAGTGTGTATAGTCGAGTATGTCCTTGGTTGAAAGTAATATAAGGAACCATTAATGTAATGTATTCCCTTGTTGTTGTAATTCATCTAAAGCATCCATAATATCATTTACTTCATCATCATCAAGTTCGTCTACGAGGTTTCTTGCCTTAAGCAAGTCGTGAACTTTTTCCACAGTATTCATATAATACTCAGCAAAATCTTCTGAAGGTTCCAAAACACAAAGAACATCCGTTTGTTTAATAGTAATCTCATTATACTTTACCAATTGAATAGGTAACCAATGACGCATTACCAATCCAGGTTCTTTACCACGATACTCTACATCCACGGTCATAGGTTCAACAACATCGTATGAATCATCGACATTGGTTAATTGACCAACAATATCTTCACCATTCTTTAATCTGACTATTTTAATATTATCCATTTTTTAGTCCTATCTTATAGATTTTAAATGGGAACTTCTCCTCAGTATATATACGAACCCTCTCCACGAAATGTTTTAAAGTGTGATTCATATGTTTACCTACTCTGAGGTCATCCGAGATGTCGTAGAGAGTGGCAATTTCTTTGCCTTCACTCTGTCGTAAGCCTCGTCCAATTGATTGCAAAGTTCGTATGCTCGATTTAGTTGGCATTGCAAATATAATGTTATGCAAATTCCTAATATTAATACCAGTACTAAAAGTGCCAAAACTAGCAACGACAATTGCATCTTGTTCAATCTCCATAATTCTTCTTATTTCTTCTCTATCATTAGCATCAACTCCACCATGCACAAAGAAGATTTTTCTATCACCAATGTTCTTGGTGTTCTTAATCATATCATACAGTATTTTGCCATGTTTGTCAACCATTTGGTACAACACCAAAGTATTTTTACCTAAGCTAACCGCCAGATTCTTAATGAATTTATTTCTTGCCTCACAGGAAATCAGATAAGCAATTTCTTCTTGGTATGTCGCTTTTTCTTTAATTAATTTAGATATCTTATCATCATGTTTAAGGCACAAACATTTAATATCAAAATTGGATACTTGACCTTTGTCTATCAGTTCTTTTGTGGTAATTACTTTCTTAACTGGACCAAACAAACCTTCGAGTACCAGTTTATGTGTTTTAGTTCCATCTAAAGTACCTGTCAATCCAAATCTATACTTGGCATTGATACATGAGGTAAGAATGGTGGTAAGAGATTGTGCTTTGAATAGGTGTGCTTCGTCACCAATAATATAATCAAACTGTTCAAAATATTCTTTTGGCATTTTATACAAAGACTGCCAAGTGGATATTGTCAACGGTTTGTCTGTGTCTTTTTCTTTACCTTGATAGATACGATGAAGAAATGGTTCCATATTTTCATTGTTATAATCGGCAAAGTCGGAATATAACTGTTCAACCAAAGATGTGGTTGGAACAATTACAAGTCCTTTTAAATTTTGATATTTGTATAACTGTTGAAAGAGTAGATAGATGATAAGAGATTTACCTGATGCGGTTGGTGATACCAACAAGGCTCTCTTTTTTTGCATAGCATGAATGTATGCCGCAATTTGATGTTCTCTTACTTCGATTGGTTCTCCACGGCCGTGAATGTCCAATTCTTTAATAAACTTTTCTGCATGATATTTGGAGTATTCATCTTCTGTATCTACTCCATCTTGATACTCAAATGTGTAACCTCTTTCTTTACAGAACTGTTCCACATAATACAGAAGTCCTCGATATAAAGTGGAACTCTGTAAATTCAGGAGTCTTATCTTTCCATCCCAAACTCTGTTTCTAAATGCCGGAACAAACTGATAACCAGGAACAAAGAATGTGAAAAACTCCGATAACTCTTTTGCGATTGATTTCTCACAGGTTATCTTTACATATACTTCATCTTTTTTGGATATTATTAAATTACTGTCCGCCAATGAACTTTTCCCATGATATAAAATCACGCAACTGCCATGTTCGCTGTTTCAATTCAGACATGATTGATTCAACAACAGAAACAGATTCTTCGTGATATACTTTTTTCTCTAATAATTTAATAAGGTCCGAATCGCCTTCTAAGTAGGCATTGATATCAGACTTCAATACAAAGGCAAAAGG